CCGTCATTCGGCAACGAGCAACTGTCAGACCTTCTGACGCTCTGCTCCATCTGTCACGACGGCATTACCAATTCAGTCAGGCAACAGCGATTCAAGTTGGACCCACGCAAGCAAGTGCAACACACAACAGTTGCGGCGCCTTCACTTTCTGTTCCTTTGCAATCTTCTAAACGTGTCCAACCTCAATACGATCCAAATCACAATTTCGGGCGAGAGCCCATTGCTGTGCCACAACGGTCAGACCGCCGATCCGCGAAATACCTACGCCAAGGCGATGAAAGCCGTGAGCAGCAAGCGGAAGAAAACTGACGCTGACTACGACGAAATGGCCAGGCTTGAATGGCTGGCTGGGCTTTACCGTTTCCGCGATGAGCTGGTGATCCCCGACTATGTTCTTGAAGCCGTCTTTATCAACGGCGCCAAGAAGTCAAAGCGTGGGCCACAAGCTAAATGCGGTTTGTTCTTCACTGAGCACGCAACGCTTGAGTTTCCGGGCAAGCCTGAAACGGTCAATGATGAAACGCTCAGCGATCTGTTCTTGAGTGGTGAGTTCACTCATACGGTTGGCGTCAAAGTCGGCATGGCCAAGGTCATGCGCACACGGCCTATGTTTCGAAACTGGAGCTTGACCGCCACCGCGCAGTTTGATCCAGATGTGCTGAACCTGCGTGACATTGAAGAGATCGCCAACGATGCCGGCAAGCTGGTTGGTATTGGCGACTGGCGGCCTAAGCATGGGCGCTTCACTGCTGGCATCCTTGCGGTGTAAGTCCAGATGTGGTGTGGCGGCATCTGGAAAGGCGGGTTGGGGCATGATGCGTTAAGGCACCGCAGCGTGATGTCAGCACTGAGGGCTTCGGCCCTCTCTGCTGCCTTCATTGGCAGTCATGGCAAGCTGGGGCGAGGAGCGGCCCGGTGGAGTGTGATCGGTTAAGTTTCGGTGAGGCGGGGATTGGCTTGATAAGAGCTGATGATCTCAGCGCTGAGCCCTACGGGCTCTCCGCTGGGTTCTTTGGAATCCAGATGAGGCAGGGTGCGCAAGGGTAGTTTCTGGTAGGTCGCGTTGCGGTCGAGCGTGCTTCGGTTCGGCTGGGCATGGCGTGCCAAGGGCTGCAGACGGCAGCACGGAGGGGCAACCCTCCCTGCTGCTCTCTCGGGAGTAGTTATGGCCTATTTCGGCATGGTCGACTTGGGTTAGGTTAGGCGGGGCGGGATCAGGTACGGTAAATCGGGCTTGGGTGAAACCAGGCCCATTAGACTGTTCAGATAAAGGCGGCCCCAAAAATGTGGACGGGTTACAACTTCTACGATCGCCCGACCGCTGAAAGGCGGGTTACCCGGGTTCAAGATGCGAACTCGACGTGGTATGCGCAAGAACCCCACTGGATCTTGATTGAGGATCTGCTGGGTGGAACGTATGCGATGAGGAAAAAGCATAGGCGGTATCTTCCGCAAGAGCCGCGTGAATTAGACGAGTCCTACGATAATCGGCTGGCAAGATCAGTCTGTCCGCCGTACCTTGTAAGGTTGGAACGTATGCTGGCCGGTATGCTGACGCGCAAACCAGTCAGGCTTGATGATACAGCCGACGCCATCCGTGAGCAGTTGTTTGATGTAGACCAGCAGGGTAATGATCTGAACGTATGGACATACGAATCAGCTCGTAAGATGGTGCGTTACGGCCATGTTGGCACACTGGTGGATGCACCATCAAATGGCGGCAGACCATACTGGGTGACATACACTCCACGGCAGATCCTTGGATGGCGTAGCGAAACGCAGGATGATGGCACTAACATGCTGACGCAGCTACGGCTGGCGGAAACTACAACCGTGCCTGATGGTGAATACGGCGAGAAACTAGCCAAGCAGGTGCGGGTATTATTGCCGGGTGAATACAAGCTATACCGCCAGGGTGATACCGGTGAGTATGAACTGATCGATGAAGGCCGCACCAGCTTGAGCCAGATCCCATTTGCGGTGGCATATAGCAACCGCATGGGCTTCATGGAATCCAGGCCGCCGCTGGAGGATATCGCTGAGCTGAACCTGAAGACCTATCAGGTGCAGTCCGATCTTGATAACCAGCTGCACATCTCAGCGGTGCCGATGCTGGCATTTTATGGATTCCCATCCAGCGCGGAAGAAGTCTCAGCCGGCCCCGGCGAAGCGATTGCATTCCCGGCTGAAGGCAGAGCGGAGTACATCGAACCGCAAGGCAAGAGCTTTGATGCGCAATTCAAGCGGCTGGAGCAGATCGCCGCGCAGATCAACGAGCTGGGATTATCGGCGGTGCTAGGTCAGAAGCTATCGGCTGAAACCGCCGAGGCAAAGCGCATCGACCGCAGCCAGGGTGATAGCACCATGATGGTGATCGCCCAGAATATGCAGGATATGATCGACAACTGCCTGCAATGGCACGCGGCATACCTCGGCAATGCAACCGCCGCCGGTAGCTGCATGGTGAACCGTGACTTCCTCGGCAGCCGGTTAGAACCGCAGGATATCACCGCATTGCTGCAGCTTTATACCGCTGGCACCATCACCCAGCAGACGCTGCTGCGCAACCTGGCGGATGGTGAGGTGCTGGGGGATGACTTCGACGTTGAACAGGAGCTGGAGGCGATAGCTGCTGGCGGTTCTACGATGGAGGCATGAGCTAAAGCGCCATGGCACGCCGCTACGCAAGAGACAACCGAGGGCGGTTTGCGCCGAAAGGCACCGGCGCCACCGCACGCGGCGGGCGGCTGAAGACCGCACGCGGCAGCAAGCGGCAGACGCAAACCATGCAGTCATCAGCGGCACCACGCGCTGGTGCGATTCGCGGCAAGGTGAAACGCGACCCTAGTGCTGCCGGAAAGATTGGCAAAGCCAAGCCAGTAGCAAGACGCCCTGATCAAGCTGAAGTTAATATCAAAGGGCGTTTTACTGGGCAAGCTGGAAAGCGCTTTGATGCAAGCATTGATCGCGCAGTGAAAGAAGTTCAGGCATCTGAGCGGGCCAGGCTGATGAAGCCAAAAGCGCAAGTTAGAGGGGAACGTGCCGCAGCAGCCGAAGCAAAACGCCAAGCGGCAGCAGCAAAGCCAAAGCGCACGCGCACGCCTGACTCATTGCGCATGAGCCGTGCTAAGCAGATTGAAAAGCGCCGCGGAATGAACATAAGCAATCCAGCCGCGTGGCGCCCCGAATCAGCCGGGCGCATGGCTGCTAATGCCGCAAGAACTCAAGAGCGAGCGATGGCTTTTTATAAAGGTGCTGCTTCTGCAAAGCCGCCAAAAGGTTCCCAAGCTGCAACCAAGATCGAGCAAGCCAAGGGTAGAACTGCAGTTTTGACGCAATCAAAAAATGCACTAAATCAGCAGCTCAAATCCTTAAACGCTCAAATCAAGGCGGCAGGCCCATCTGCTGGTGGGCTCAGGCTACAAAAGCTGCAGATCCAGGATAGGTTGGCTCAAGTTAGGCGTGACATAACTGCATCGAAAGCCGCAGCACGCGGCTAGATTTATCACCGACAGTACCCGCCGATGACCAAACCCACCGTTACCGCTGTTGGTCGGCTGCTCAAGCCCAAAGGCGACGAGCCGCGCATTCTGCACCGCATTGCCGTGAAGCCTGATGGCACTGTGCGAACGCTGATCCGTAAGCCTTTGAAGTGACAACACCGGCGAGCCTGTACCGCAATGCGATCGACCTGAACCGCTACAGCAATTCCGTAGCGCGGCGGATCATCAACGCATATAACGACATCATCATCGATGCCGTGAACCAGCTGCGGGTGATCGATGAAGCATCAGCACCGGTGAAGGCCGCCAGATTGCGGGCGATCCTGGCGCAGCTTAAGGACAGCCTCGCGACATGGGCAGGTGATAGCACTGAGGTGACCGCGCTGGAGCTGCAGGGCCTCGCGCAGCTGCAGTCGGAGTTCGTCGCGGAGCAGCTACGGCAAGCATTACCAGCTGGCGCACGTGATATCGTCCGGACGGTGGAGATCTCACCGCAGTTTGCTGAGGCAGTCGTCACCACCGACCCGACGCAGCTCAATGTAGTGGCGTTGAGCGATGACCTCGTGGCAGCAGTGCAAGGTGCACCGCAGGCAACCTTCAGCCTTACTGCCGCCAAGGGCACGATGATCACGCTGCCCAATGGGCAGGTGGTCGAGAAGGCATTTCGTGGTATCGCTGAATCACAAGCTGAGCGGTTCAGTCAGGTAGTACGCAACGGGCTGCTGACGGGTGAGACCACACCGAGCATTGCAAGGCGGCTGATCGGTAACCTGCAGTTCGGTGAAGAAGCCCGCACCGTGCGGCAGTTGATCGCCGCTGGCGGTGAGCTGACTGCTGTAGCTGATAACCAGGTTGTAGCACTGGTCCGCACCAGCATCAACCAGGTGGCAAATGCCGCCAGCCAGCAGGTATATCAAGCGAACCCGGATATCACCAACAAGTACAGATACATCGCGACACTTGATAGCCGCACCAGCGCAATATGCCGTGCATTAGATGGTCGTGAGTTTCCATACGGCAGTGGCCCTACACCGCCTCAGCATTTCAACTGCCGCTCGACTACTGTTGCAGTGGTTGATTATGAGGGCCTTGGCTTTGAACCACCACCGCCAGGTAAACGCGCCAGCATGGGCGGTCAGGTGCCGGCTGATATAACGTACGGTGAATGGCTTAGCAAGCAGCCGCGTAGCGTACAGGAGGATGTTCTTGGCAGCAAGGTGCCATATTTCCAGATGCTATCCCGTAAGCATGGCCCGCGTGATGCAATCGCTAAGCTAGTCCGTGATGACGGGTCGGAGCTGACGTTAGATGACCTGCGTAAGCGTTATGGATCTGCCGAGCCTTAAGCATTACCGCAATGATGGGATATTTTTTATCTCATCTGACATCGTTGAAGCATTGATCGGCGAGGCATGGATACCAGCGCGTTACACCGATAAAGGTTGGGTCACAGCAGACGGCGCTACGCTGCTATCAGGTATCGAGGACTGGCGTTATGCCATTGAAGCGTGGTAAGTCTAAGGAGATCATCTCCGAAAATATCCGCACTGAGATGAAAGCCGGCAAACCGCAAAAGCAAGCGGTTGCTATCGCTTACGCAAAGGCCGGCAAGTCCCGCAAACCTAAAGGTAAAAAGTGATGGCTGTTCGTAACTACATCCGCGATGCAAAAGGTCGCTTTAGCTCAAGAGGCGGCGGCACCATCAGCGGACCTAAACGCCAACGACCGCAACCAAAAGGCGGCAGCATGACGCGTGCATTGCGGCGCGGACAGACCGAGCTGTACAAAGCAGAGCAGATTCGAGCCCAAGGGTTGATGCGGCTGTCTGGTGGCGGCAGCGTCGCTGGGCTGCGTTTAATTCGTGGCGGCATCCGCCGTGGTGCGAATCAACGTGCAGCATCAGCGTCACCCGCTACAAGCAGCAAGCCAAGGCGGGTTAGTGATGCGTTGCGCGACACATTGCGCGGGCTTGCGCAATCCGATGCGCGATATATCCGCGAGATTCAACAAATTACGGGCACTACGCGCAAAAAGCCTGCCGTGCGCGGCAGCAGCAAACAAAAGCGGCTGAAAGGCTGAAATGAGCATCACATATCGCGGTGAGCAGTTCGAGGGTTACAACAAACCTAAGCGTACGCCAAGCCATCCGAAGAAGTCCCATGCGGTACTCGCTAAGGATGGTGATACCATCCGGCTGATAAGGTTCGGCCAGCAAGGTGTATCCGGCAGCCCAGCACGTCAAGGTGAATCAGCAGCAGACAAAGCTAGGCGTGCATCATTCAAAGCCCGCCATGCCAAAAATATCGCCAAAGGTAAGATGTCTGCCGCCTACTGGTCAAGCAGGGAAAAATGGTAGCATAAGAAGGCAAATCTATCCCTGCGGGATAAATGTCTGATGAAACCACTCAGCAGCCTGCGGCTGTTGATACCGACGCAATGCAACGTAGCATCGAAGCACTGGAACGTAAAAACCAGGAATTGATCGCTGAGTTACGTGCAGCTAAGTCTAAAAGCAAGGTGCCGGATGGTGTCAATGTTGATGAGCTGCTGGAATTCAAACGTCGCGCTGAACAAGCAGAACTCGAATCCCAGGGTAAATATCAAGAAGCGCGACAGGCTATGGAGCAGCAGTTCCGTGAGGCGACGGCGAAAAAGGACCAGCGCATTAGCCAGCTCGAAACCCGCATCCGTGAACTGGAACTCGTCACACCAGCCGTGACCGCATTGGCGGATGTGGTCCATGATCCAGACATGGTGCTAAAAGCCAAGCTGAGTGCCGACCGGCTGGAACGTGAAGCCGATGGCACCGTCGTTGTCGTTGATGGCTACCAGCGCACACCGGTGAGCGAATGGGCCAAAACATTACCGGCATGGATGCAGAAGCAACCAAAGCCGCAGGGCAGTGGTGCACCATCAGCTAATAGCAGCACACCGCTGACTGGCATCAAGAATCCATTCGCCAAGGAATCGTTCAATCTGACCGAACAGGCTAGGTTGTACCGCGCAGATCCTGATTTGTACCAACGTTTGAAATCTGCTGCTAGTGTGTAAGCAACCGGCTGCGCTGGTGCAAGGGCTGCGCCCACACCGTAAACCATTTCCTGTGATTCATCATGGCGACACTTCGCTCTGATGTCATCATCCCAGAGGTATTTACGCCGTATGTCATCGAACAGACCACCCTGCGTGATGCCTTCTTGGCATCCGGTGTGGTCCAGCCGATGGCGGAGCTGAATGCCACCGAAGGTGGTGACTTTGTTAACGTGCCTTTCTGGAAGGCCAACCTATCCGGCGACTTTGAGGTGCTGACCGATAGCACCAGCCTGACGCCTGGCAAAATCCAAGCTGGTCGGCAGACCGGTGTGATCCTCCATCGCGGTCGTGCTTTTGAAGCACGTGACCTTGCGGCACTTGCTGCTGGTTCTGACCCGATGGCTGCAATCGGCGCCAAGGTGGCAGATTATGTCGCCAACCAACGGCAGAAGGATCTGATCGCATGTCTTGATGGTGTATTCGGCAGCCTTGCTGCTAATACCTCAGGGTCGGCGTTCTTTGACCTCGCGGTTGATTCTGCTTCTGGTGACACCCGCGCGACACTCAGCCCACGTACCGTCAGCAAGGCACGCGCTAAGCTCGGCGATCAAGGTGACAAGCTGGTTGCTGTTGCATTCCATTCGGACGTTTATTACGACCTAGTGGAGCGCAAGGCGATTGATTATGTCGCCAAGGAAGAAGCACGTGGTACGAGCACCACCCAATCGGGCGGTAGCCAGGCCATGGCTTATGGCGATGTAAGTGTACCAACTTACATGGGGATGCGTGTCATCGTATCGGATGATATCGCCCCGACCAGCACCAACTATCCGGTTTATTTCTTCACGGCTGGTGCAATCGCCAGCGGTGAGCAGATGGCAATGCAAACTGAAACCGACCGTGACATCCTCGCAAAGAGTGATGCAATGTCGATCGACCTGCATTATGTCTACCACCCGGTAGGTGCACGGTATAAGGTATCTACGGTGAATCCAAACCGTACGGTACTGGCTACTGTCGGCAGCTGGGAGAAGGTGTACGAAACCAAGAACATTGGTATCGTGCGTGCCACTGTAACTTCCAACTACTGAGGTAACTAACCATGGCATCTGTATTTGAAGCTGTAGCCGGTAATGCGATCGGCTACACCGCTGGCCTTGGCGGTGCTGTTACCCAGGAAACCAGCAAGGCGACTGGTGTGACGCTTAATAGCGTCGCCGGTGCGATCACCACTGTTGATGCTGAACTTGCCGGTGCTGCTGAGGTGTCCTTTGTGGTCACCAACAGCCTTGTCGCTGCAACTGATGTGCCCGTCGTGGCCATCAAGTCCGCAAGCGGTAGCACTGGTACATATGTCGCCAGTGTGAGTGCTGTTGCTGATGGATCGTTTACCATCACGCTGTCTAACCTTGGCGGAACTGCAAGTGAAACACTTGTGATTAACTTTGCAGTGATCAAGGCTGCCGCTAGCTGATGGGTTTATACGCATTCAGGCGACTGCGTGAACGTGAGGCCGCTTCTCAAGAGGTGGCCTCTCTTCCTATTGCTGAGCCTAGACTGATAACACCGGAGCCTGACGATGGCAGTAGTAATCGTGGCCACACCAGGGGCCGCAAACGCAAACTCATACGTGACGTTAGCGGAAGCGACAGCCATCATTGATGGATTTGTTGAGGATGCTGATGTGCAACACTGGGGCAGCGGTAATACCGACAGCCGCAACCGTGCGTTGTTTACTGCAACGCAACGCCTTGACCGCGAACGATTTTTAGGTGCACGTGCAACAGATACGCAAGCATTGCAATGGCCGCGTACTGGTGTACGGAAGCCAGATACTTATATCAATACCTACGCTGTTGGGTTTCCATTCCGGATTACAACGGATTATTTTACTGACACTGAAATCCCAACGCAGATCCAGTATGCGCAGGTGGTACTTGCGGTATTCTTGCATAACAATACCGACGCGCTAGGGCTAAGCGGATTGGAGGATTACAAGAATGTAAAGATCGGCAGCCTTGATGTGACACCTAATGTGGGCTTCGGCGCTGTTGGTGCGGATAAGGTGCCGCCGTTGATGGAACGATACCTGACAGGGCTTAGAATAAGTGGACCAGGTAATTTCTCGATTCGACGGTCATGAACTACTCTTACGTACGCGCAGAATTTATTGATGACACCGCTGCGCACACCGGAGCTTTTGTCAAGCTGCTTGCATTGGAAGATTCGCTGATTGCCAGCATGGCTGCTGAAGAATGGACAGGGAACACTCTTGCAGCAATACCATTCAAAGCTGGATGCGAAATTGAAGGTTTTATTACTAGCATCACATTAACCAGCGGAACTGTAGTAGCTTATAAAGCATAATGGCAATTTCTCCTGGCCAGTATAACTTCACAGTCCAGCGCCGGGCGGATCATAGTATCACGCTGCAATTTAAGGACAGCACTGATTCGGCAATTAACTTAACCGGATGGACTGTTGCAGCGCAAGTATGGAATCAAGGGCGAACTACAAAATATGCGGACTTCACGGTTACTTATACTGACCGCGTCGCGGGTACTGTTGCCATTGCGCTCGCGGATGATCAAACAGCTGCATTTCCCAATGAAGCATATTATGACGTGCTGCTTACCAATCCAAGTGGCCTGAAAGAATACTACCTAGAAGGTATTATCTATGTATCTGAAGGTTATACCGCATGACTTCTGTCAATGTCACGGCAGTAACTAATACGGTCACCGTTACTGAAGGTGATACAACTATCGTTGCGATTACCACTGCCGGCCCGCAAGGCCCAAGCGGAGGTGGAACAACAGCTTATGTACATACACAATCATCACCGGCGACCACTTGGACAATCAATCACAATTTAGGATACAGACCGTCAGTAGAGCTGCTGGATTCAGGCAGTCAGGAGATCGATGGTGAAATAGCGCATCCAACAATCAATCAAACCGTGGTTACACTGAATCCAGCAACCGCTGGGCTAGCCCGACTCATCTAGGTATCACCCCATGGCACGGAAGTTTTTTACTGACATCGACCTTCAGTCGGCGTCCAAAGTCATCAATCTCCCGACTCCGACGGCATCAGGCGATGCTGTGCCGAAGTCTTATGTGGACAGCGCCATAGAAGGCCTGGCGTGGAAAGATTCGGCGCGGGTCTCCACCCAAGGCAACATTGATCTGAGCGCACCTGGTGCAACGATTGATGGCATCACGATGAGCAGTGGCGATCGTGTGCTGGTGCGGTCGCAGACGACCCAGAGTCAGAACGGAATCTATGTGTGGAATGGCGCCAGCACCTCCGCCACGCGGTCGCTGGATGCGAGCACATTTGATGAACTAGAACAGGCAGTCGTCACCGTCGAGGAGGGTACGGATGCTGGCAGCAGCTTCCGTCAAACCCAAGTCAACGGCACGATCGACTCCAGTAACGTCATCTTCAGCAGCTTCGGCACAGGAGCCCCAAGCGCATCGGAGACCACTGCTGGCATCGCTGAGCTTGCCACGCAGGCTGAGACTGATGCCGGCACTGATGATGCGCGGATCGTCACTCCGCTGAAGTTAAAAACTTGGAGCAGCGCACCGAAGCGATATGCAGCTGACTTTGGCGATGGCAGCGCCACCAGCTACACGATCACTCATAACCTGGCCAGCCGTGACTTGACAGTTGCCATTTATCGCAACTCCGGCAACTATGACGAGGTGGAATGCGATGTGGAGCACACCACCACTAACACGATAACCCTTGTATTTGCCACTGCTCCTACGTCAAACCAGTTCCGCGTCGTGGTACTTGGCTGATGGCAAAGAAGTTCCTGAGTGGCATTGATCTTGATGGCCAGCTAGCTACCGCAATTGGTGCGAACGTAAGCACTGAGAGGTTGCTTGGCAGGAGTAGTGCAGGGACCGGAGCGATTGAAGAAATCTCAATCGGTACCGGTCTTAGCCTCAGCAGCGGCACGCTATCGGCTACTGGTGGCGGTGGTTCCGTTGGCGTTGACCCCGTAATTGCAGGGATGATCTTCTGATGACTGCTCCAAACCTTAAAAGCCCCACGACAATCACGGGCAAGACCGCACGTTATGCCGTCACTGCATCCTTGGCCAATGCATTAGCAAATTCCGCTGCTAGCGGCAAAGTATTCAAGATCAACTCAATCTTTTGCGCCAATGTTGATGGCACAAATACCGCAGACATTAGCGTGAGCATTTACAACGGCACCACAGATTATTATCTTGTGAAGACGCTTGCGGTTCCTGCTGATGCCACGCAAATCATCAGCAGCAAAAACACTTACTTCTATCTGGAGGAAGGCGACTCAATTCGTGCTGTGGCAAATGCTGCCAGCGACCTTGAGCTGGTGATTGGCTACGAGGAGATTGAATAATGATTGGACTGAATGGCGGTCTGATTGGTGCGGTAAAGTCGCCCAGTCAATCAAGTGCGATAGGAGTATGGACACTTAATGAGCAAATAAATATCAAGCGTCAAGGGCTTTGGCCTGTTGCGGGCGATCCATTCTTCTCTAATGTCTCATTATTGCTTCATTGTGACGGCACTAATGGCAGTACGACAATTGTCGATAGCAGTGGTTCACCTAAGACTGTAACAGCCGTTGGCAATGCGCAGATTAGCACAGCGCAGAGCAAGTTTGGCGGAGGTAGTTTGCTTTTCGATGGAAATGGCGACGCAGCTACCATTCCAAATACAAACGATGCGTTCACTTTTAGCACAAACACCTACACCTTTGAATGCTTTATTCGTCCTGTCGCATTGTCTTCAATTAAGATACTCTTGGACGCATCTGCGGCGTCTGCAGGCTTCTTCGGCACTCTCTTTTTAGGCCACAATGGAACTACGCTTTTATGGGGATCCAGGCCCAACACTGGATCTCAATATACCTATGTTGAAGCCTCTGGTGGTACGTTAACGACAAACACATGGCAACATGTCGCTCTTAGTGTAGATTCTGGGGCTGCTAAAGCATTTATTGATGGCGTTGCGGTTGGTTCCCCAATCACGTTTTCAACACCTGAGTTTACACCGGTTGGTTTTGGCGTTGGCCAATTTTCCAACTTGCTCGATGCTCAGTATTCCTTTAATGGTTACATAGATGAAGTTCGCATAACAAAAGGCGTCGCTCGATACTCGTCTAATTTTGTCGCACCGACTGCACCATTCCCGGGGTAATAACTAGTCATGCTGTACTCCTTCAACAACGCACGACCAGCGCCACTCCCTGAGCGCATACGGCTATCAAATGGCTTTACGCGCTATAAACATCAACCCCCTACGGATGAAGAAATCGCAGACGCCGGCTTTACCGGGCCTTACGTCGAGCCCCCCTATGATCCAGCCACTCAATACCTGACCTGGGTAAATGGCGCCTACGTCATCGAGCAACTACCACCACCACCACCGACGCCGGACTGGCTGAGCTTCAAGACCGCCATGCTCTCCAGCCCGGAGGTGAATGCCGCAATGGGACAAGCAACACCCTTAGCTCCACTTGCTGTATTCAGTCTTCCCGCTGCGCTCAATGCCGCCGTGGCTGGCGATAGCAGCGACTTCAGTATCACTTGGACCACACTTCGCGAGGCCGGCCTTATCCCCCAACCGGTGCTAGATGCCGTTGCCGCAACGGCAGTGGCGTGTGACTTGCCAGAGGAGTTTGTGCAGTTACTTGGAGGTGGGTCATGACATTATCCACACCGCTGCGTAAGGTTGCTAGTAAGTTGATGGCACGCTTCGGCGGCGAGGTAACGATCCGTACTGTCACGACCGGCGTTTACAATCCAACCACCGGTACCATCAGCGAAACCACCATCGATAATGAAATCCGTGGTGTGCTGGAGAATGTTAACGCACGTGAGGTAAATGAACTGATCCAGGCTGGTGACAAGAAGCTCATCGTCGCTGCTGCTGATACCGCAACAGTGCCAAGGACCGTCGATAAGGTACTGATCAGCAGCGTGGTGCATCAGATCATCCGTGTGGTCACGATCGAGCAGGACAATGAACCGATCACATATGAGCTTATCCTGAGGGCATGACACGTTCGATCCGCATTGGTGACATCGGCAGCTACTGCGAACAGCAGGTAGAGCAACTGCTGCGCGCAACGGTGCTGGAAACCGACCGCCGGCTGAAGGAACGCAGCCCGGTGGATACCGGCAGGTTCAGGTTCAGCTGGCAGATCGGCGAGAATACAACCGGTGCCTATGACGCTGGCCCGCAGCAGCCATCTGATCCAGCTAATCGGCTGCGTACGTCACCACCATCTGATCCGGCGCCACCGCTAGCACGTGGCATCAATTACACGCCCACATACGAGAAGCTGGGCAACGTCTACAGCATTCACAACAGCTTGCCGTATGCTGAGCCACTCGCGCAGGGTCACAGCCAGCAAGCGCCAGCCGGGTGGGTGGACCTGGTAGCCCGCGAGATGCAAGCTAACGTGCAGCGCAACTGGGAGCGGATCCGTGCCCGCGGCTAACCTAAACACCATACGTAGCACCATCGAAGGCAGGCTTGCGACTGAGTTAGCTATCGCGCCGGTGCTGCCGGTGGTATTCCACAACCAGCCTTATGTGCCGACACCAAATAGCTCATGGGTGCAATGCTTAGTTAACTTCGGCACTAATGAATACCTGACGCAAGGTGGTATCACCGGCAGCAACAATAGCATTATCGGTATTATCGCCATCAATATCTTTACACCCAAGGGTGTTGGCCCTGGCGCTAACCTAACGATCGG